ACACTTGTATAACCTAGAGCATTAGTTTTAAGTTTACAGACTACAACTTTAAAGCCATCCATGATCTCCATTGAGTAATTGTCTCCGTGTACACGTTTGAGTGTGTTCCAGTTCATTGCCGCTCTGACATGACCCGGCATGTTTGCTCGACCCGTCTTAGAGTTCTTTTCAAGCATTGTATAAGAAGTCAATTTGTTCACACCTTTAGGGGAACCTTTTGTCCATGAATCCTTATCACCTAACACATGTTTGAACTCTTTAATCTTTTCGATGATTTCTTCACGTTGTTTACCTGATAGTGTCATTTCTAATACTTCCATTAAGAAGTCTTGCACATACTTAGGAGTATCTGCTCTCTTTAAATCTAGTCCCATTGCTTTAACTTTCATTGATCCATTTGCGTCAGTACGTTTGTTCTCTGCATCATAGATATTGATTGCATATCTTTTCTTAGTAATGAATAAGCCTCTGTCGCCACAGACTTCTCTACCACCTTTGATAATTTCTCCTTTGCTACGTGGACAATGAAACGATGTTTCCATAAAGCCAGGGAACGATACATTGCATTGATCTGACATGCTTTCATACAAATCGATAAACGTTTGTTTCTTGTCTTCTAATGCCATGTCAGAAGGGAGTTCATCTTTTAACATAGGCCAAGCAGAAAAATAGCATGAGTCAGTATCACCATATATCATTGAGTCACCTGTGTGATCATACTTGCCAGTCATTATCTCATTGACGAATGCTGACATATGTTTAGTGATTGAACGACCAGTCAATGTGACAGACTGTCCTATGCGTTTATCATAGAAACGACAATGTTCATTAAGAAGTGCACCATATGCTGAGTTAAGTAGAATCTTACGAACTAACTGTCTCTTGTCCCAGTAGTCGATATCTTCTTTTGTTTTAGCCTCTTTAAGTTTAGCCTGCATGACTTTACGATCAGAATACCATTTAGATAACAGTCCAGGAATCACACCCTCTGTATCTGATCTAAAGATTGTGCCATTTGCACTAAGAATATATGGATTGCTAGAATCAAATATCATCTTCCATACTTGAGCCGCACTCATGTGTTCTTCTCTACCATCTTCAAAGTCAATCGTTAGCATTGTGCCACGTTCCTGATTTAAGATTGCAGTATATTCTAACGAACTAAACAAGCCTTCCCATAAAACAGGCCCTTCTACTGGAGCATCTCCTTCTTTGTAACGAGGCTTTTTCTTTGCAAGTTCAAGTCCCCTATCCTCCATGTATTGATCAGTCAAAGTTTGTCTTACTTGACCTACGATAGTCTCTGGAGCCATGTTCAATGCACGAATCGTTGAAGGATATAGTGAGTTGATATCGATAGAGCCTATCCATTCATGTAATCCCTTTCTAGGATTCATCACATAAGCACCAGCCGCTTGACCTTCACTAACTGTATTGAGATTTGATCTTATCTTGTTGGGTACGACTACTCCACGTTCATGTGCTTCATTCATAATAGCCATTTCGATCATAGCCACAGAACCCATAACAGTTGGAAGTAGTACAGTATTTTCATGTGCCATCTGATTAGCAAGTTCCATAAACTGTAACTTATCATCTAGTTTCTTAAGTAGCATTGTATCCTGTCTGTTATACTCAATAAACTTCTTAAAGTCTTTGTTGTATAACTGATCAAGTGAGCCTTCGTACTCTGTCTTCTTCTCACCAACTTCCATCTCACCAATCGCATCTAGTTTATAACTATGACGAGATTCGTAGTTGTATTTCTTATAGAGTTGTAGATAGTCTAAATGAATACGACCAACTAAGTCAAATGTTTCTTCTTCCTTACCGAATCTTTCATATGTTCTTTTCTTAGGATACTGACCTAACAAACAGAACTTACGAGTATCATCTTTACTCATAACTTTTGTTACACGATTAACCATATAAGGAATATCATATCCCTCTGAGTTCCAACCCGACAATACATCTGCATCTTCAATTAATTGAAAGAATGCATCAAACAACTCTTTCTCTGTTCTAAACAACATTGTATCAGGAAACTCTGCAATTGCTTCTTGTGCAGTCTCATATGTCATATGCGGAGGCGGAACTGCTAAACATACTAATTGATCTAGCCAATCTAAGTATAAACTTACAGCAGTAACAGGATTAAACGGATCACTTGGAGGAGAGAATCCTCTTGCTGGATCAAAGTCAACCTCGATATCAAAGAAACATGTGTGCAGTTTCGGTGCTTCTACTTTTAGATAATTTTCACTTAGACATCGAAAGACGATAGGAATGTCTGCCTCAAACAGACGTTTCTTACCATGTATTCGTTTCTCTTTCTCCCACTCTGATTGTTTCCTAGATGAAAACTTAGTGACAGAAGTGCCATATAATGAACGATGCTTACCTTTAGGATTCTCATAATATAGAACATAGTTTGTAGGATATTCTTTGAATATCCTATCACCATTAGGACTGCGTTCTACGACATGAATTCTTTCCGCAGACTTGTCATGTATTGCATCGACATAAGACATTAAAGAGTTCTACCAACCGTCTCCAATATATCATTTAACTGCTCATGGTCAGCATTTGTATCAGTTAATTTGCTTTTGTGAGCAATTCTGATTGCTTTCTTAAGAATAGAAGGCTTGATTTCAAGTTCTTCTGCTATTGCTTTTACCGTGTCAGAAAGTCCACCATTAAGTGTTTCGACTTCTTGCATCACTGCCATGCCCTCATTGATTAATTGCTTCATCTTATTGACTTGCTCTGGGTTAAAGTATTTTCCTGCCATTATTATCTCCTGTGATTGAATGTAAATCTATATGCATAGTATACAGGATTGACTGCATACTGTCAAGGGTATATTTACCCGTTTCTTTCGTCATCGTTTTGATCGATAACCTTTCCTAATAGCGAGAGCGGTGCTCCCTCTAGTTTAGAATAATATAGTAATGCTTTAGTGTCTTTAGGTAAACAATGCCCACCAAATCCGAATAGACCGTCGGGTCCAGGTACTTGCATATGACTGTCACCTACTCTTGGGTCACGTTTCAACATATCTGTGAATTGCTCCCATGATGTTTCAGCATCACTTGATTGGTGCAAATGAAATAACTCATTAAAGAATGATACTTTCGTTGCTAACCAACTGTTAATTGTGTATTTGATTAGACTTGCTGATGTCAAGTCTGTTTTGAATGTGGGTACGATTTTAACTTTACTGTGATGAATGTATGCTTGTTCTACTTCTATACAATCATGTAACTCCCCACCTAGTATTTGCATATTAGGATTAATGAAGTCCTGTAGACTGTTTGCTTCAGTTAAAAACTCAGGGTTATATACTAGTCGTAATTTGCTGTAAAGTGTCTTAAACTGCTTTAGATGATGCGGAGTGATAGTAGATTTGACAACTACTACACCTTCGTATTCTAAATCATCTAACTCTCGTAATACTTCACGTGCTATATGAGTGTCAACATCTAAATGTGAATCTTGTTTTGGAGTAGGAACACATACAAATACAATCTCAGTATCTTTGTTAACCAAGTCTTCAATTGTATTGTCTGTAAACTTTGGGTCTACAATGAATTGTTCAGTATCTACACTAAATCCATTACTTACTGCCGAGCCGACAAACCCCTGACCGATAATTCCTAACTTCATAAGTTACCTTTAATTTTTTCTATTAAGTATAAATCTTCATAATGAGGATCACCGTGATAATGAGGAGCCTTTGCAATTGCTGAGTCTACTCGCATTTTAATTTGCCAAAGTTTCTTTTTCATATCAGCACCTGTATAACCGCAGTTGCGTTCATTGAGCATCTCGTATTCTAATTCCCAGATGATGTGTAATGCTTTTTCTACTTCAGGTAATATCATGTTTCTATTATAATATTTAATGTGATTGAAGTCAAGCAAAACATTTCCCAAAAGCATTTTATGATAAATAATAGTATGAGAGCCCATCAATTTATTAACGAATCGCCGCTACAAGACTTAGAGAATCGACTACCTAAGATTAAGAGTGA